CAAACCTTACACACTCTCAGTGTGTAGAATTAGAAGTCGGGCCTGGGTACAAGTCTGGGACTGTACCTCTTTCGGCAACCCCGTTACTATGAACGGTAATATTTCGGGTTGTCGGAAACCATGTCACTCGGAGGCCGAGTGCGTAGTTGCCAACGTTACGGCAAAGGACTACGAGCAAGAGGTAAGCTCGTGGTCTTCCTTGGCCCTCAACAACGGCATCTCTGCCGATGAGCTCGATGAAAGCGCACTTCTTGCGCTGGAGAGTTTCCATCGTCGTGTCGAGAGCGAGGCGGTCGGGCATTTTAACCCGACCGCTGCCGTTGAAGGTCTTTTGCGTGGTGTACTCTTGGTTTTGAGCCACCACAAGTTCCCCCAAGTCCTGGTCCAGTCATTCTGTGACCAGGCGCGTACGTATCTCGTCTGTGACGACGAGAAGACGTTCGTGGCGCGCGCAAAGTTCTTTCTGTGCGTGCCCATGGCGCGATACCTCGATAACGAGCTTCCTCCGTGCCCTGGCGTTGATTTTGCCTGGGTCGGTCGTGTTCGTCGTTGGGTTCGCTCTAGGATGTCTGTGAATGCGTCGAATACGCATCTCTGGTGGTCTTTCTACCAGGCCAAGCGAGCTTGTTTGCCTTTGAGCAACGACTACGTGAGGTATACGTACGAGAAGCACAGGAGCCAAATGGCGGCTCCGGATCCGATCGACGAGGAGACTTTTAACCTCGTTATGAGCCAGCTCGAGCCCGTGCTCGATGAGTTGGCGACCGGTTTGGATGAGACCTACAAAGTTGGAGGTTCTCTTGACGGCGAGGCAGGTGTGCCGCTCCCTGAGCGTGCGCACATGGCTTCAACGTCGGCCTGCTACGAGTCCACCGTTAAGGACGGGGGACAGCGTGGACACCTGGCGCGTGTCTTCGCTTGGGATACGACCGAGAAGCTCGGTTATACCCTGCGTAGTGTGGAGTGGTTTCCTCGCGTCTGGATCGACGGACGTCTCCGCTTCAATGCCTGTGTCAGCTTCTATGCTGTCGACGACCAGATCCCCTTCCTTCGGGCGGTGGGTCAAGACGATCGTCGGTGGTTTAGCACAGGCGCGCCAGTGCGAATGCCGTGCATGATCCAGGGGATCATCGAGCCTCTTAAGGTTCGTGTTATCTCCAAGGGACCTGCGGCACCGTACTATCTCGCGAAAGGCCTACAGAAGGCGCTTCATACCTTGATGCGCCGGATGAACTGTTTCCGCTTGATTGGTCGACCGATGAGTCCGACTGACCTTCTCGACTTGGACCGCAACTCTGTGCGGCTCCGGATGTTCGAGGGTCGGTCGTGGTTCTCTATCGACTACTCTGCGGCTACTGACGGCCTTAGCGCTCGACTGAGTGCTGCGATTCTCACCAGACTCTTGCCTCGTAGCATGAGTGGGTATGAGCAGAGTCGCTGTCTCTCGGTTCTTGCGCCGCATCGGTGCGAGTACCCGCCGAAGAGTGGTGTCGATCCGATTGATCAGAACAATGGGCAGTTGATGGGTTCGATCCTGTCGTTCCCTATCCTGTGTCTGGCCAATCTGGGTTTGTACCTGGCGGTGATTCGCAATGACACTCGTCCTCTGAAGCGTAAGCTTGACGGTGTCTTGGTGAATGGTGATGACATGCTCTATGTTGCTGCTCCGAGTCTTTACTCTGAGCACATGGAGTTGGGTCGTCGCTGTGGGCTTGAGCTCTCTGTTGGCAAGAGCTACGTCCATACCACCTTTGCGTCTGCGAATAGTACGTGCTTCCATTCGCACTTGGACCAGAAGCCCCGGTTCAATGGGCCCCAGCCCGTTGAGGGTGTGCGGCAGATCAATTTCCTCAATACAGGCCTTTTCTTCGGAAATTCGAAGGTCATGCGAGTTGATTCGATCGCTGGCGAGGATGTTCGGTCGATGACTCGGCTGGACGTTCTCGGTGCACTCCTCTCAGGTTGTCGCACGCGCTCACAGGAGCGCGATCTCGCTAAGATGTATTTCGCGCGTCATCGCGTCGAGATTCAGCGAGAGGCCCAGGGCCGCAACTACTTTGTTCACCGTTCTCTTGGTGGCTGTGGTGCGGCCGTCCCCTTTGATTGGGACTGGACCACGACCGCGCGCCATCGTGCGATTGCCTTCGATCAGGCATTCAAACGAGGTGGTGCGGGCACGCAGGCCGGTAGTCTGGCAGGCGTGAGCTTCAAGGTCTTTGGCCCGCGCGAGGCGCCGAGTATCCCGGATTTGTTCAGCCGAGACTCTGCGCCATGGGTCGCTCCTGAGGAGCGTTTAGCTTTCGAGCCCCCGCGCTGGCCCACGGTGCTTTGTCGCCGTGATGGTCGCGCGACCCAGTACGTTCCCTCCAATCGGTGCTTCACTCGTGTCCAGCTTCAAGCCGGCATTGAGAGCACTTCTACTGTTCGAGAGTACTAGTCGCGCATTCGTCCTTCATGACGTTAAACTGACCTCTGGCGTGAGAGTAATTCGCTACGTGATCGGGTCCGTGGAATTGTTCCAAACGGCGTCTCGTGGAGCTTCTGGCGGCGAGGCTGCCCCTCTTTGGGGGGCAGGCTCGCTGCCTTTCGATGCACGTTACGCACTATGGTTTCCCTTCGGCGACCCCGACACGCATGGAGTTGGGTACTCCAACCTACATCCCCACTGCGCCTAACCACCTTGAGGGGTGGATGTGGTGCTTTTACGGCAGGGAGGTGAGATTCCTCTCAGGGTGGGCAGACGATTAAATGACCCAAAGCGGCTTGAGCTTGCCAGCTCTGTTAAGAAATGTCCGCACTAAGTTCCTCACGGCCGGTCTAACCAGCTCGCGCGAAAGCCCCCACTGGGTCGGCTTTGTCCGTAGGAACGGAATGTCAAGAGACTGCACGGGACAGCGACAATGCTGTCGTCCGTCTGCTGCGAACAGTCCCTCTTTCGAGTGTGAGGGAAACCCTACTACACTCCTTTCGATGGTGAAGATCGTCGAAATTAAGGCAGCTACCTCAAAAGCAAACCGGAAGGCTTCGAAGCCGACCCAGACCCTTGTTCTGTCGAGTGGTAACCAGACCACCAAGAAGCCCAGCAAGAAGTCGGCCCGTTCTAGGGCCTCCTCCCCTGCTGGTGAAGTGACGTCGGAGTACGTCAAATCTCTCGTCGACCCGTTCGAGCATACAGGCTCGCGTCTCGGCTGGGGGACCATGCTCCCGACGTCTGTACAGCAGGCGTACATCCGCGGCACGGCTACTGCCAACGCCGATGGGTCGCTCGTCATTGCCGCTTTCCCGACTTGTACGGGGATGGTTGGCTTTTGGACGGGCGGCGCCGCTGTTGCCGGACCGACCTCTGTGTCGAACGCTACGGACCTCACGGCCCTTCAAGCGAACTTCACCGAGGGTCGAGTCATCTCGCTCGGTGTTCGGTCCTATCCGATCATTGCGGCGACTTCCGTTCCGGGTATTGTCTACTCTGGTGCACTTCCGTGCCCAGTTTGGACAAACCTTGCGGTCGGCGGCTCCTTCACACCTGACGATTTCGTCACGTGGCCCACGTCCCACATGGGTATCGGCCGTGAGGGCGCTTGCGCCACCGGCCGGCCCTCGGACCCGAAGTCTTTCGAGTTCGAACCGTGGGTCACGGCAGGCTTCTCTTCGAACTACCTTGATCCTCAAGACGATGTGCCGTTCTCGATTCCGTACAATGCCTACGAGGCCCTCCCCGCTTCTGCGTTGGTGGCCTACGAGGTTTGCGTGAACTTTGAGGGCATTGCCAAAATTGCTCATTCCTCGGCTCCTATGGGCCTGGGAGAGAAGATTGGTACCACGCTCGCAGACGCTTGGCCGTCTGTGGAGCGGATGTGGCACGCCGTCAAGTCGATCCTTCCGCCGCCAGGGCGGCAAGGTTCCGATACCGCCAGTTCTGATGCTCTTGCACTCCGGACCGGCGCTACTTCCTCGATTGGCAAGCTCCTGGGCTACGGCCAGTCTGCCCTGAAGTACGGCAAACTTGCCGCCGGGTTGCTTCTTTAGCGGCCCGGCCGCTCGGTGACTCTCCCCGAGCTTAAATAATTTGATGGGCGTCGCTGCTACGAGAGTGCAGCGGTTTAGTTGAACGCTTTTCCTGAAAAGTGTCAACAAGTGTACTGTTATAGGGAGTCGTGGCCTGACCAGCTACGGCCGACTCTGACGAGTACACAAATTGGTTCGGGGCAGGCTTTGGAAGCCTGGCTGTCCCCCGTATCTCTTATCCTTTATACGCCTTGCTTGACGGTAGCAAGGGTGGATCTTGAGAGTTTCAGTTGATGGTGGTCAATCCTTAGGAATGGTCTTATGACCCCAAGGACGACTGCTTGGACGGTGAGAACGTGAGTCTTCGAGACTTCAACGGTCTGATCAACCAGAGCACCGGTAGAAATCTGACTAGCATGAGTGGGGCTGGGGCGTAAATCCCAGTTTAAACCTTGCACTCTTAGCCTATTGTTGGCCTTGTCAGGTCTAGGTGGTCATCACCAACTGATTCTGGAATTCTCTTG